TAAAGGAATAGGAATAAGGATACCTACTTCTCGATAAAACCCTCCACCGATTATTGTAGCAGTAGATATTCTACCACTCACGCCTGCTGAATTTGTGTAGCTTATTGTTACCGTTGTTTGTGTTGTGCCAATAATGCCATATACTACAATTCCTGCCATAACTCCCTCACCCGATGTATATCTTGTTAATGCTGCGGTTGGAAGATTAGTTGTTTGAGGTGTTGTTAAAGTTCCGTTCAGTCCTCCGCTAACATTTAACAAATCAACAACCATTATTGATGCTGCACCATAATTTGTAGTGCTAATCCTTGCCCCTAACATTGTCAATCTACCTGTTGATACAGCAGGTATAGGACCCATTGATTGAGCAGAATTTTTGTCTAATGCAACGCTTGTTGTTGGTGTAGCAGGAGCAGGGTTAAAGTATTGCCAATTTGCATTCGGTCTCACTATTCTTATTGTGCTGGTGCTAAAATCCGCGACCCTATTTTCTTTTAGCTTGTCTACGTATTCGTCAAAGTCAGTTAGTGCCATTATTTTTCTATTGTTGCTATTGAACCGAATAATTCAGGTGCAGTTCCTGAACCAGGGATAAACATTAGTGCTAAACAAGCATTAGGGTCAATAACGGGTATGCCGGGAAGTCCTGTTGTGTAATCTCTCCACCCCATTGTACCACCTGCACCAACTGGAATCCATGCCAAAGGTTGTGCAATGGTTATACCAAAGTTGCCTGCCGTACCCGTAGTAGCCGTTAATTGTATTTGCTCAATAGCTCGAATACCTGAATCACCTGCTGCTAAAGGTATGCGTTGCATACGGGTAGCCTCTCTAAAACCCGTTGCGCCTATATTGATTGTTGATGTTCTTGAACCCGTCCCTGCTTGATTTGTGTAGGTCATTGTAAGGGTTGTAGATGTTGTTCCTATTATTGTATAAATCTCATAAAACGCTATGTTTCCTGCACCGCCCGTATTACGGGTTAAAGCAGGAGTTGGAGTTGACCCTTGTATTGTTTGTGCTGCGGTTGATGTTCCTGATAATCCACCCTCGTGAAATAACCTATCATAAAGTAAATACACGCCTGGGGTTATTGGTGTAATACTTGCCCCAATTAAGTGTTTATCTCTACCACCACCGGGAGCAGTAAAAGGTATTGCCCCTTGAGTTGATTTAGTAGGTATTGCTCCCGCCGTAGGAACATCTCCTTTGGCAGGCATTCCGTCATACTCCCACAGCGAACAACCTCTACCTGACACTGGTGCGGTTGCTGCCACACCTTGAACACGAGGCACTTTGTGAAAAAATATATTTTCAGGATTGCCGTTATTCCCGCCTGATTGACGATTGACTAAATCTGATAAATCTGTTATTGCTGCCATGTTATTCCATTTTCAATTGCGTGTGCTTTTGCTTCGACAATTAGTTGTGATAAGTTATCAATATTGACACCCGATTGATATACCAAACCACCTGATTGTGGTAGTATTTCAAAACTTTCATTACTTACTTGTAATGCCCAATCTCCGCTATCGGATAGGTATAGGATTGATTCTGTTTTTTGAATTACTCTCATTTTTTATACGTATTGTAAATAAATATCCCCGTCCGCTCCACCACTAGGCGCAGCAGTACCGGAGGTGATTGTTTTTTGCTTCCCATCTAAGGCGGTTTGCAGCCCTGTGGTATCTCCGATAACGTGAGAGTGCGAAGCTGCTGCATAAGAACCACTAGCTTGCTTACTGTCAAGGGCGGTTTGTAACCCGGTAACGTCCGCAATGATATGCGAATGAGATGCCGCTGCGTAACTGCCTGATGCTTGCTTACCATCTAAGGCCGTTTGCAGCCCCGTAACGTCTGCTATAACGTGGCTGTGTGAAGTATTAGCCTTACCATCTAACGCCGTTTGTTGGGCTGTGCTTAAGGGTTTATTCGCATCTGTGGTATTGTCTACATTCGATAATCCTACGGCTGCCTTATCGAGCGTCTGAAATGTTTTATCGCCTCTAAAATACTGCGAAGTTGTACCCGCTGTAATTGTACCCTCTTTCCCGTTTAGCGCGTTTTGTAAGTCTGTTTGGTTTGATAAAGTACCGCCTATATCTCCCCATGACGTGCTTCCTCCATGCCCACCGCCGCCTGAGATAACTAAGTTACCTGATCCTAAAAGGGTTTCACCGTTTACTGTCTTGATATTCGTTCCACTTACTAATGTGGCCTGTTTACCATCCAATGCCGTTTGCAGTCCTGTTACATCGCTAATTACATGAGAATGTGAACTAGCTGCTTTCCCGTTAAGTGCCGTTTGCAATCCCGTTACGTCCGATATAACGTGAGAGTGCGCCGAAGGTGTGAACGTGCTAGGTTTATTAGTGATGTCTGCCCAATCAGTTGACCCACCGCCTTCACCGGATATTGACCCCTGATTAATCTCTACATATATTGGAGAATCTTGTGTAATTTCTACAATTGCAGGACTATCTGTGTATGTTATCTCTAGTATCATTGAATTAATATGTACCCCCTTGCGTACTCTTTACTTAGTCCTGATTCTATTGTATCAATTTCATATAAAACTTCTCCCAAAGTCAATGCAGCCGTTTCGATTTCAGATAAAATAAATATCCTTCTATACTGGTCTGGTGATTGTAGCTGCCCATTTGTTTTTTGAAACGCAGTTGTGCCGTTCGCATACCTAGCGGTTATCGTGATATCTACACTCGTAAGGTCTTTTAGTGTTGTCTTTTCAGTATCACTCCAAACCTTTATTTGAAACCAATAATCATCACCCTTTCTTATAGGCTTTAGATTTGTCATACTAAACTGTAATTTGTGCTAGTCATAGCAGCCCTATAAAGAGTGCTGCCTACTTTCCAGCGTATTTGAAATGTCTGCTTTGATACGTCTGTCAATGTACTCACTTAGACCATGTTTTATCTGCGTAAAGAATATACTTGCCGCCGGGAAAAATAAATTCAGCCTCTACGGGTTTGCCTTTACTTTTTGAAAACAACCAATTCCAGGCATCTGTATCGTTGTAAACTTTATCCCAAATGTTATGCCTGCCGGTGGGATATAACACACGTTCTACCTTTGGATTGATGCCTAAATTGTTTAGGCCGTCCATCCAAGACTTTGAACTGGATTCATTCACAACATCATCATCTGCCGCATGGTAAAACCTGATGGGCATTTTGTTGTCAACGTACTTTTGTGCGAACTTAGTATTATACCACGATGCCGGGCATATTGGAAGCATTGCAGCAACCGATGAAACGCGGCCTTGCTCTGCCCAGTCCATGATTGAACCGCCGCCCATTGAAAGCCCGGTGAGGTAAATTCTATTCGTATCTACTGCGTAGTTCTTAACAGCCCAATCAATGATATTTTGAATTGTAGCACCGCCGGCCCAATCCCGGTTAAGCTGAGGCATAAATACGATACACTCATGCGGCATTCCGCTTTGCTTAATTTTCAAAGGCAGTCCACTGTCTGAATAAGCTTGTAAACTTTTCTTTGGGAACGTATCGCCTAGTCCGTGGAAGTAAACCACCAATGGCAGCTTCTTTACTCTGTCCCAATTATCCGGGTAGTATTCCCAAAAACCGTTAACTACATTGTCTACAAATGTTGCTCTAGGCTGCATCATAGTTTTATGGTTTAAAGTAAAGGTTTGCTTCCTCAGTTCTACGCCTTAAAAGAATAGGTCTTCCTCCTGCGTTTCTCCATGCCTCAAACTCTTGCCTTATCGTTGGATCGTTTGGGTTAACGTTTAGTTTCCGCAGCAGCGTTGAAATAATAAACCTGTTTGGCCCAATGTTATAGACGAGTGATACAATGGCTGTCTTTTGGTTTTCATTCAATGGTTGCCGGATGTGTGGCTTTATAGTATTCCAAAAAGAGTTAACTACAACCGGCAGCATCTCCTCGGCCTGCGCCCTTGTTATTGCGTCTCCTTTCTGCACCTTACGGCCACCGTTTATGTTTGGAGGGTAAAACGTATTGCCATAGCCGATAGTCCACACCCCTACTGCATCTTGGTAAGCATTAAGCCGCAAACCCTCATGTTTCTTTATGAATGATAAGTCCATCAATCAATGATTTCAAAGCCGTTACCGCTCATCAAAGCGAATAGTTTAATGTCTCCGCCGCCGTCATCAATAGGGTTGCCGTTTTCATCGCATGAGCCAGTAAATACTGAATCCCCGCTAAATTCTACGGATGGATAAAACCCTTCGCCTTCATCAGCAAAACAGATTACATCCAGATTCTCATCTACGTTCTCAAGCAACTTTTTTAAATCTCTTACTTTCATTTTCTTTTAGTTTGTTACGGTACTCCTGCTCTGTCATCTTCGTAAGGTGGTATGCCTTACAAGTGAAACAGTAGTACGCCCTTAATTCCTGTCTAGGTAGAATCTTCGCGTTATCTTTCATCTTCCTAGCAACCTTAAAGGCTATTTTCTTATTAGGTAGTTTTACTTTATCGCACATAGTCAATTAATAAGTATTACCCATGAGCCAACATTTGTTAATACCAATGCCTCGCAATCACTAAGCATTACAACTTCGGAGACTATTTTCAACCTTAACTTAGCCATATCTTCATATCATGCGGCGCTCTCCGGTTGCCACCGAAATATGCGCCTAGTTTATAGCCAATGAAAAAGGTTTGTCCTTCAATGAATTTATGTACTGCTGGTACGCCTTTGCGCTGAATTATAAACCCGTAACCCGTACCCTCGAGCAATATGCTTAATCTGCAAATTTCACCTAGTGAAATACTGCACAGATACTCGGAAATTCTCCGACCTCGGTTGTACACATAGGCAAATAATTCCACTTTTTGGGTTACGATGTTCCAACGCCACCCAAAACGTCCACTATTTGAGTGATGATGAAAAAAGCCTACTCCAAACAACTTGTTAATATCGCTCTGATCCTGTCCAATGTCGTACTTGCATGAATAGTCAAACTGCACCTCCTTAGAGATAATGTCCGAGCAAGTAAGCCCGAAACTAATAGGTCTAAACCTGTGCTTGTTTGCTTTTACTTTCATCCCCTGTCAATCATTCCGATTACATAAAGCGCAATACTCATGAATACAAGAATGTACCTTGAGCCATTTCTTTTACGCGAACCATTGGCCTCTACCGGGCCATTCCAGGGCTTTGCAATGTCCTGCAACCCGTAAGTGAAAGCAGTAAACAGTAAAGCGCATGGGATAGGCGTAACCCAGCTAAGCCAAGATGCCTCGCGCGATAAGTAAGCGTGAAATGTTACAATAGCGAGAAAAAGTAATACCCGGCCAATGTTTTTAACTGTGTCCATAGTTTTTATTTTAAGTTTTACCATTCAATAGCCCTGCCTCGCCGGTCCGCTAGTTTTTTCCACTTCTTTATCTGCTGTTCCTGTTCAGCTATCTTTTCCTCTAGCTTGCCTACTAACTGTTTGAAGTTCGCGATTTGCGAACCCTGCAATTCAATCTGTGTTCCTTGTGCAGTCATTAAGCTATCCGCAGCCTTCAGGGTTTCTTTGGTCTGGAAAATAAATTCCGTGTACTCAGTTGCAAGCGAATCGCACACCTCAATTATCCTGCTTGTGTCGGCTTGTACCCTTACTTCTTTGTACTTAATAACCGTCTTTACTCCCCGGTCTTGTAAGCTGTCATTAACCTTCGCCGTTGAATCGTACTCATGAGCGTAGTGAGTGATTATCTCGTCCAGCTTTTGGATCTCGATATCCTTTCTTTCGATAACATCTTTCAATGAGTCGATTACCTGCTGTTTATTGTCCTTAATCGGCTCATCTTTGCAGCCTCTAACCGTCAATGCTATTATCAGAATCATTAGTGCCGCCGCTATTACTCCCCAAATTTTTCTTTTCATGTAGTTTTGTTTTTATGATCTTATAAACGTCTTTACCAAACATACCCGTAAGACCACCCAAGAAGCCTAATATAATTGTGCCAAAAACTTTCATAGCCCACAACTTTACGAGCATTGTAGGATCAATCGTTTCAATTTGTAAAGGCCATAACCAGTGATAAGCTGGTATAAAGGCTAATAGTGTACCGCCCGCAAATCCTACGTTGTCATCGCTCATTCTTAGTGTCATTTGTCTTGGTTCTTATTATCTTGCGAGAATACCCCAATCAGCACCGTTCCCAAACTGGTTATACCTGTCAACGCAGTAGCGTAGACATCCCCCTCAATAATTCCGAGTACGGCCATTACCGTCAGCATAGTTGCTGATACGCCTAACATGATTGCGACTATTGTATTCCTTGCCATTAGGTACCTGTATATAATGCGTAATTGAAATAGTAATCAGTGCCGTCATACAAGAAAGTAATCACCGCCGTACCAACAGGAACGGTAGATGCTGCGCTTGTAAATTCACTCGCAGGTAAAGCCAGCGTGAAAGCGCCTTTCTTTATTAGGGTATAGTATCTTCCCGCCTCAGCGTTAGTGATTGCCAAAGTACCATTGGATGATAGCGTGCGCTCTTGCAGATTACCATTTGAGCAATCATAAGTATTGCTGCTCATGGTGTACTTAACATCTTCAAAAGCCGTTGAATCAATTATATCATCTATGGTATCGTCAAGCTCTTGGCCTTCCCACTTGTTACCTGATCCGGTAAATTTGGCATCAGCATCCGTCCAAAGAGTACTTCGTAATTTCCTTGCCATTAGTTAATAGTTAATATTGCTGCTGAAACAACACTTGCCACAATGCCCCTGCCCGTTCCATTTGGATGTACGCCGTCAATGAAATACGTTGTATTCGTAGGATCGGAAAATTCACTTCGCGCCCCTATGTCAGCAATCGCATCTGCAAAAGTTGTCCAGTTGGAACGTATGTTATTATTCACGGTGTCAATCTTCCCGTTATAAACCGTCCATGAATCACCTGCCGGGGTAGGACCAGCTCCGAAAATTCTATACAATGCCGTACCTACCACCACCTTCCACCCTGCTGCCCTTCTAGCTGTGCAATAGCTTACTATCCGGTCATACGCATCTGTGGTGTTGCCGTTAAAGAACAGATCATTGCCAACCTCCCACGCTATCAAGATATTAGGGTTAGTCCCTGATAGCTGGCTATCCACATACGCCGCCGCCGTGCCTCTCGTTCCTGAGCCATCCATAGCACACGCTCCACCAGATATCATCTGCCCAGTAGTTTGTCCAGAGGTAGCCCTTAGTGTTATTGTAGCACCATTGGAACTCCAGGGAGATAATGCACCCAACTGAATAGGGTATTTATTTCCTGCCCCATAGCTTTCACCCGGAAAACAGGGAAAGCCGTAGTCCGTCCAACTATTACCATCAAAAACTAGGTTTGCATTGGTAAAGTTGAAAGTGCTTGTGGTTTTATTTTGCGCGTGAAATAACTTCATTTTTTCGCATCCTGTTAATAGTATAATCAATATCACCCACCTCATCTGCCGAGTGCTGTGTTAAAGGCCACTATGCCGTTATACAATGATGTAACCTCTGCATCTGTTAACCCTTCGCCTATTGTTACAAAGTTCACTGTGTCATCGGCGAAACTTCCCGCCGTACCTGCTGCGTTCTCAGCAAGAATGTAGATGTTAGCATTAGGTCGTGCACCTAAGTTTGTTGTACCCGTTTTTGTCCCTTGCGATACGCCGCCCTTGTATGCTTCAAAGTCATTGTTCGCCCTCCTGGAAAGTAAGAAATGATCTGTCCTGTCCGAATTGGTGTAAACAATTTGCCCATCATCACCAGTACCGTAACACCTGATATAGTCGCTTCCTGAGATAGTCGTTCCTATCAACAGGTTATTAGCGTTTGAATCCGAATTACAACCGTACCGCCCCGCTGCTGTACCTGCTGAAACAAAAACTGAGAAGTGGATGTTATTGTCTGTTGAGTGCGTAGAAGGGTTAAACTTGGTGTCCATAAATCCGTCTGTTCCGTTACCCGTAATACCTGATGAATTATGCGTTACCGTTCCGGCGAATGTTCCCCTAAATCCAGCATCTGTATCTAGCGGGTTCATGAAGTTCCACTTGTGAGACTGCGCAGCACCGCCACAGAATGGATAAACCGCGTCAAACTTGCTTGCACCAATTCCATTGATAACCGTTTCAAGATTCGCAAGTGCCGTTTCAATGGTTCCAGAGAGTGCCGTACCACCCGCTTCTACCGCTGTAATAAATGCTGTTGCTAATGAGCTGCCCGCAATAGAGTTTGTAACAGACGAATTAGTAAACGCACCTAGTTCATTACCTGCACCGTCTAATGTGTTCCCTGTTCCTGCGTTATAACTTCTATCAATTGTCTCACCAGATGCTGCACTGGTAGCCATTGTGAACGTCCATGTGGTACCTGAACCAGCAACACTTGAAACCGCCCAATTCGATGTATTCCTTCTAAATGACCAGCCCGCTGTTGTTGCCGTTACGCTTTCGCTAAATACTACCACAACCGTTCCCGGTGCACCGTTAGGAACAGTCGCACTTACCACCGTTGGGGCAGTTACATCACCACCGCCAGCCATAGCGTCTAGTTTAGCTTTCAACTGTGTGAATGTCATCTTATACGCTAATCCAGATCCTCCTGCCTGTCCCCATGGCACTAGATCGCTGTCCGCAGGTGTTGAAGGTTGTGCCGTTAGCTGATTAATTTTTTTTGCCATTATGGTAAAATTTCAGGTACTTTAATTCTCAATTCTCCTGTGCTTGTTTTATACAATTCGTTTCCAGTATATCCAGCCGCCTCCGCATCTGCATCGTCATCGTATTCCTCTAGTCCTTCCAACTTTAAAGGTTGTGCCGCCGCCGCAGTTGTTTCTGTGTGTTTATATTCCGATCCTAATAATTCTCTAAAGTCCTCCCATGTCATCACACCGGATTTGGTGAATATCTTTTGTATCGTTGCTTGTGTTATCATGCGAAATCTGCACTTTCAAAATCTGCACTTTCAAAATCTGTAAAAGTTGAAACAGAAGATGAAAACCTCGGCAGCGTTTTATAAAGCCATTGAATTATCGAACCTCTAGGGAATGAACCCGTTATACTTATCTCACCAGTTAACATATTCACATCATCACCTAGCGCAGTTTGCCCCGCACCATCCACAAACAAGTGCGTAACCGTTAACCCGCTGGAAACCGCAGCAGGGATGATAGTTTTACCACCTATCACCTTTTCGGATCCTGTACACCTATATTGAGCCCTTGCTATCATCCGCTAGTAATTTCTGCCCCTGTCCCGTCTTCTATAAAGTCTCCCGTTCCATCCTCTAGATATAGCGAAGTACCTACCACGCTATCCACGTCAACGTATAAGATCCTAATGTAAAGCCCCGCCGTCATAGCAGTGCCGAATAGCATTTGTTTCGTTGCTGGATTGTATTGTACCTGTCCAGGCCCGTAACCGTCAGGAAAGATAAAAACAGGTATTGCTCCCGTTGAACCGTATTCAACCAAAAGGATAGTAGCATTGTCGCCAAAAGGAAGCGTCAAACTCACCTCACCACCCGTTGCGGTGTATTCATATACCAATATCTGAGGATTAGTATTAGCAACCTCAGTACTCGATACCGAAACCGGGCCTGTCACCCTGAGCGAATAGGTGTAATTTGAAAAGGTTGTAGAACTCCCCGCGATGTTGCATTCCTCTACTAATACGTTGGCCTCTAATACTTTATAGCTTGTTTCCTCTTGTACTGAAAACTTTACTAAAAACTTCAGTTGGTTTAGTTGCTGGCCTAATACGTCAAAAATTGTATAAAGGTTGCCACTTGGGTTTATCGTTGTAATACCCGATCCTGAGATGGTAGCTGAAAGCCTACCGTATTCGTATTCCTTCCACACTCCGCTAGATCGTGGAGCAAGTTCTAACAAGTCGGCAGTAGTGGTTACATTGACATCCTTAGCACACGCCACAGGATAGTATACACTACCTATTTTCGCGTAAAGAATGACTGCTTTTGGTTGTACCGCCATTTATTCAAAATTATTCAAACTCTATTAAATCTTATGCAATATTTTTAAACATCTTTTCCATAAATATTACCAAAACTGTGATCTGGATATGCGGCAACTTCGCTATCTACGTCCGTATCGTACACCTCAATTAAATTGCCTTTCCAAGTGGCCGCGCTGAAATCAATCTCACTAAGGTTAGCCAACATAAAAAGTTTAGTAGGTGCATCATCAACTAGCTGAAACCTGTTCATTAATCCTATTGGGTTGCCTTCGTTGTTCTTTATTCCGAGCATGGTAACCTCTAGCCGGTTTCTGTACCTTTTATTTAAGAGCATGTGAGCAATAGCCTTGTGTCGCTTAAAGGTGAATCTCTCGGTGTCGAATGTTTTTCGATACCAATTGTCCCCGGTTAGGTCATTGTCAAAGAATAAAGCTCCCTTGTGTGAACGGTTGTTAGAATCGTCTAGGTAGGTTTGCTCTTTAAAGTTGTTCCTTACGTCATTGGTTAATGTGTATCTGTCGAAGTCACCCACAACGCCCGGCAACTTAGATGCTTCCCTCACACCAAACTCTATATTTTTGAAATCCACCTCAGTATTAACGATGGTAGAATCACCGAATAGCCATATTTTTAACGTCCCTCCAGCCGGGAGTGCTTTACTTTTTATGGATATTGTTTTCCAATCTTGTTTTCTCTCAACCGATGTATAAGGTATGTTGATGTAAGTTCTTAGGCCTCCGAATCCAGTAGAGGTAACCCAATTTCCGTCCGAATCAAGATAATAAACTATGCCACCTGCGGCCTCTACGGACACATTACAAGCGAGTATGTTTGCAGGTGTTGAACCGCCCAAAGGAAACCTAATGTCAAAGCCAAAGTCAACAGAATCGTTTACATTCATGTATGTAGGCTGGCTCATAAGTACATGATCCTGAAAAGCTGTTATTTTTAGCTTAACGTAGTTATCAATTATATTCCCATCTACATCTTTTTCCTCCACCCTGTAATTTTCGCCAGTGGCCGTAGTAACTGAACCAGCAACACCTCGGTAATACGTCCAACATTCTACCGTATATGTATTAGTAGTGGGTACAATTAAATCACCACGTAAAAACGTTTGATTGCAGATAATTTCGTCTGGGAATTCATAACGGTAATCAACCCTAGTTTCTTTGCTCGGCCTTCTTACCTGCCTTAACATAAAAGGCTGGATAGGCTTCATATCTTCGTTAACTCCTACTAATGTGGTAAAGGATTTACTAAACGTAGAATTTGAGAAAGCACCCCTGATAATTCCTGAGATGTTCCCAGAATGCAAGAACTGTTCTTGGCGTACAAACCACCATTTACCTAAATATTGGTAAAGAGTTTGACTCCATGACTTGTTTATCTTTTCAACTATCTGTTGGTTATTGTCCTTTTCAAATGTCTTACCATCAATATAAACCTGATTCATTGGATGCTGCCCGCTAGCGTCATTCATTCCAACGTAGAATAGATGGTTAATGATAGTAGTCCCTAAGAAAGTCGGGATAGGTGTTGAACTAATGGCTGTACTTAAATAATCATCAATAGCACCGAGGCCGTCAATGGTTATCTTTGGATCTTCGCTTATCTGTCCTAGCCCGTCCGTTGCCCTTAAGGTAATGTAATGGTTTGAATCTGTCCAATCTTCCTGAAAGTCATCTTGCATTAGCCAACCTATCCAGTACACAGATGCGTTAAAAAAGAATTGTACTTGTACCGCGTCATCATCGCCGAATAGAAAGTCATCCAACTGTACGTTGTTAGATACTATCTGTAATTCCGCTTGCTGTCCCCGAATAGGTTTAAAAAAGTCGTTATCTTGGTTGAACTCTCTTAAAACAAACGGCCTTACACCCGGATTAAGGTAAGTTACTCCCCCTGAATAGTCTTTAAAAAAGAAGTAAACAATACAGTCATCCCCCTGAAGGGTTTTGAAGTCGTACTGGTATTTTATTGCGTAACTCAACTTTTATTTGGCAGTTTGAGAATGTTTAGTATATTTGCCCTTGTAGAGCTTTTTGGCTTTGCACATATCAAATTCCTTTAATTTCCCGAAGTTTTTACTTTGGGATTTTTTATTACCCTACCCTCCTTATTTGAGCGTTTCCGGCGTTCATTATGCCTACAAAGTCGGTTCCCCTTCCTGTTAAGTTAACTTGTCCGCTTAACTGTAAACCGCCACCTGATAAACCGCCAAACGATGGCGCGGCCACACCTCCTAAGCCCGATAAAGCACCAAAGATTCCACCAAACCCTTTAACAGCAGCACCGCCGATAACCGTACCGCCAGGAAATATTGAGTTTAATATAGCAGCAAGTATTGCAGCCTTTGCAACGGTTAACGCAATTTGAACCACAAGAGCCTTGAATGACTGTGCCAATGCCTTGCCTACACTCTGTCCGTTTTCCAATGCACCAAATACCGTTTGAATTGCAGGTGCAAGGAACTCGTTAAACTGCCCTGTAATCTCTGCCGTCTTGTTCTTAATTGCCTCAAGCCCACCAATGGCATTTTGCACCTCAGTAGATGGGATGATATTTATTCTGCCGTTAACCTTTAGTTTACTAAAAGCCTCTTGTATGTCCCTTACTACTTGGTCTGAGAAAGCACTACCAAAGTCTCGTGTTTGGTTGGTTAGTGTTTGTAAAGATCCCGGTACGTCAATGTCAGGAACTATCTTAATACCTTTAACGTCTTTTGCGGTTGCATCTTCAAATATAGATCCAAAGTCTAGTTTGCTTACTATTTGCTCTGTGCCGCCTAAAATTGCGTCTGCCTGCTTTCTGAAGTTGTCTATAATATCCTGAAACGCCTCATCAAATGTTTTTTTGGTTGCAACAACCTCAACACCTATTGCGATATCACCCCTAAGCCCTTGTTGAGCTTTACCCAATCTTTCAATAAGGTCAAGCTCATTCTTTATCTTGTTAGCGTCCTTATCTCTTTGTTGTGCGCCCTTTACCTGTGCATCATTCAGCCTTACCAAGTCTTCTGCATACTTCTTAGCAACCTCTCTAAGTCTTTCCTGTTGGGATTCGATGAATATTTTTCCTAAAAGGCTCTTTACATATTTGTCGTAGCTTTTAGTTAATTGGTCAACCGTTACCCTTTCGCTATCAAGGCTTTTAAAGTAAGTAGGTGCCGATTGGTTCAGCTTCTTTAGGATCTTGTCTTGGTCTTCCCTCCTACCTGCCAATTGAGGGTAAAGATTCACCAGCAAACTAATGTTAGCTAGTTCATCACTTATGCCCTCTACGCTCTTTTTTTGCGCCTCCGTTAATTGTTTTGTTCCTCCTATAAGAGCATTGAACGCCCCACTCAAAGAACCGTATTTCTGAATCAAAGCCGTAACGCCTGCGGTAACTGCACCAAAGGCAAAAGCTAATCCAGCAGGGCCAAACAAAGAAGCACCCAAAGCCTTTAACGCTGCACCTGTACCGCCTGAAGCCCTTGATAATGCAGTAAACTGGTCTAATACGATTGGTAAGTTATTCTGAATGGCAATAAACCCGAAAGGAAGGTCACGAGCTACTTGTCCGAGTGCATTAAGTGAAGGAACAGCATTAGCAGCCTTTTGCGCCCCATTTGCAATACCACCGAGAGCATCCCCAGCAGTCTTTGCTACTGGCGGTATTTTTCTCAAGTTATCGTAAAATGATGGGAATCCCTTACCACCTACTTTCTCAATAGTAAATCCAAACTTCTTTACTTCCTTTTCTAACTGTTGTACGTTATCAAATAAAGATGGGAAGCCCTTGCCGCCTATTTTCTCAATAGTAAACCCAAACTGCTTAATTGTGCGTTCAGCTTCGCTAACGCCTTTTTGCAAGCCACTAATATCTGCGCCTATCGGGACGCGTAAACCTTCGCTCATTTTAACGATTCAAAAAGTTTTTTAATCTCATCCTCGTCCGCTTCCTGTGGTTCATCCAAAGGCCATAGCTCCTCCGGGCTGTTTATCTTTGAGCCTGCCGTTTTAGCAATAACATACATGATGTTTCTGTTTAGCTTGCTCTCGTATATCCTAGCCCGGTGAAACCCTCTAGCCATTAACTCAAATTCAATAGGTGATACAGAATAGAACTCGTTAGGTGTTAAACCCATTTCATAGGCCAGTATCTCTACCTCTTGGAAGTCTTTTTTTTTCCTTCGCCTGCTGCTTTAATTAACTGTGATTCGCTCCATACTTTAACCACTGAGGCAATGGCATTTATTTTCTCTGTGTCACCTATGGATGATTCCACAAAGTCTACCATGTCTTCAAATGTCAATGAAGGAACTTCGTCTTTTACAGCGCAGCTATTCATATACCCTGAGTAAAGTACGTGGGCTATGCCTATTTCTGTTATTTCATCCCCATCGAAGCAATAATTCTTTTGGAACTTATCAGCCAGATATCTAGCCGAATACATACCAAACTTCAATACTACATCATGGGAATTGATAGTAATTTTTGTGGTATTCATGTTTATACAGTTATATCAACGATTCCATCAGAATTAAGAGTAATTGAAAACTTTACATACCCTGCTGATTCGCCTGTAAGATCCAACTGAGTGATACGCGCATTGAAAGAATGGAAATAAGCAGCACCCAAAGAAGAACCACTAACTACTGGATTCTGTACCCTTACCGATACGAGTGTTTTGTTTACGAAAGCCGTCAACAGTGCGTTGTAACTTACCTGTGAAACCGTTGGTGCAGTCTCACAAACAGCGTCAGCCGTAATTGTGTACTTAACTGAACCTACCGCCGTTAACAGTCCGCAATCTGTGTCTTCCTCTGTTACGTCTACTGAACCAGAAACCGTCTTGGATTGAACGCAAACGAGAGTCTTGAATGAACTACCGCCCGCTACATCAATTTCAATAGGTTGATTTGAACTTAATACTTGTGCCATGTTACTTTTGAATTAATGATTGTGTGAATGTTAATATCTTTCTTGTTATGTATTCGCCTTCAGTATCTCTTTCGTTTAGATACCTGGTTGATTCTAATTGAATATGTCCAAAGGCAAAGTCGTTGTCTACTAGATTGCCGCCTATCATCGGTAATATCCTGTCGCTCACCATGCCGGAAATCTCATCAACAGCATCGTAATTCTGATACTGGTTCTGCCTAGTGAATATTTCTACGTTTATAGAGGTCTCCCTTATAAATAGCGTATCGTTGGCCTCGTTACTTTCTGTTATACTGGAAATCTCTATAAAGTAGTCAGGGATGGTCACTAGTATAGGCGGCTCATAAACAGGTAAAGTATAACCATTGTATTCTATACCCGCCAGAGCAGCCTTGTAAGTCCTTCGTAATGATTTGCTAGCGTTCTTCACCTTTGCTTTCTGATTATATTCCTTAGTGAACTAATAAACTCCGGCCTGTGCTTTCTTATGGATGGGAACAAAAACGGCTGTGGCTTTATACCTTTAGTCAGGATGATAAAGGCTATAAACTTTGCCAGTTGCCTTTCCATGATAGCCTGTTTCAAGAAACCTGCTTTCTGGAATTGTCCCTTCCTTTTACCGCTTCCTACCTTCTTTATTTCGGTTGCTGCAATACCCTTTCGCTTTACCCAACCCGTAAGCCTGTCAATCATCTGCTCATAACTTCCCCTACCCTTTTTACCCTTTGCCGCCTGTGCTATCTCTCTTGCTTCCTCTGGAACGCTTACATACCTTTTAGTGCCAAACTCGATATAGGGAGCGTATTCCTGTTGAACCACAATCTCATAATCACCTAACTTATCATTGTCAATGATTATCTTGTCTCCAAGAAATCCAAAGTCTCTAGGTGCAGCCATCTTTGCGCTTTCTTGAACATTTACAGCATACACCTGCGCGGCGGTATCTATCTCGTCAATCAACTCCGCACTACTTGTTTTTAGCTCTTTAATAGCTGCTGCAAACCCTTTTGTAGTAATCTTTATCAAATCACCACCTTTTTATATAACCTTGAATTGAGTAACCTATGATGCGGGAAGTCCTGAATGCCTGCCGTTTTATCTTCATCGTAGTTCAGCCCTTTATTCTTATACTGCCATGCAACTAATACCTTTATGTCGGTCTTTAAGTCTTCAGGGAGCGATATAAACCCCGCTTGATATGTAACCTTAAAACAACCGTTTCGAATCTTTAATGTGTCCCCTATTAGTGCATACTCTGAAGGGTCTACCAATGTCCACTCAATAAATGAAGTCAGTTCATAAACGGAAGTCAAAGAAGCAACCGGAGAATAAGGAAGCTCTATTTGTTCCCTGTCCACATCTACAATACTTTCTAATGTCTTTACACCAAATGAAAGTCCTGTGAACTTCTCCAAATGCCTTCTAGTACTTTTACCCAACTCAACGAGCAAAGTATCGTCATCGGTGAAGTCCTTTATCCTGAGCCAGTTCTTAATCTCCGTCAAGGAAACAGGCTCCGCTACCATATCTGAAATAACCGTTACTTTCATCTGAATGTGTATTTATTCGGCACGTCTGTTAACCATGCCTCAAATGCTTCCAATTCTTTGTTAGGGTCTAGTTCCCTACTTCTCTCCTTAGCCTTTTTGCTGGCTTTCTTATACTCTTTCGGGTCGTCTAGTTTCTTAATAGCCTTTACCCAACCGTCTATATCGTCCCTGTCTACATATATCCCCGCGTCTGCACAATTCTCTTTTAGTCCTGGTGTTGGGTTGCATATAACCGGAATCCCTGAACTCATAGCCTCTGTGGCTGTCCTTCCCCAACTCTCAAACTTGCTAGGCATTATTAGTATCCTAGTTTGCTCGTATGCCCTCATAATGAATGGCGTATTATCCATTATCGTTACGTTGCTAGGTTGGTTTATGTGTTGTCCTTCGCTAGCTGGCTCTGAGTAACTTCCTTTCACACCTAAGAACTGTTTTTCTGGTAACCTAGTAGCTATCTCCCTCAGTATCTTTCCACCCTTGTTGCCGTCTAAGTTTATGAGGGTAATAAATTGGTTTTTCTCAGGATCTCGGTTTATATCGTACTGCCTCCAATCAACGGGAGGGTGAACTGTAATACTTTCGTGTTGGTAGTTTAGTTTCTCTTTCGCCGCCTCTGAATTATAAACGATATACTGAGGCCTGTCCGCTAGTTCGATACTTGGGTAAACTGAATAATTATGAATCAAGTGGACCACAGGCTTCTTAAACACCCTTGCTAGCCCTATTGTCTGTTGGGTGTAGTCTAGATGTGTCATCACTACATCACTCCATGCGAATAGCGTCTCTGTTAAATTCTGCTCAGGAGGGAAAACGTCTATACCTTCATAGCAGTAGATGTTTTCAATCTTGTAATGATTCGCCTGCCACAGTAAAACCCTTACCTCGTGTCCTTTGCTTTGGAGGTACTTGTTCATCGCGTGAATCATCCCTTCAGCTCCGCAGTTATGCTTTGGCGGGTATAAGTGTATTGAGCAAAGTATTCTCATTTGATATATTCCATTACGATCATCATATAACCCATATCATCCTTAGTACCGTCTTTAACAACATGAAAGCCATGTGCCTGAAATTCAAATGCAGTCCATAGGCTCTTATGTATCTCTAGTTCGTTACCATACGCTGCACCTTGTTCTATCCACACTGCCGGCGTAACAATCACAAACAAACCCTTTTCGTTTAGTCTTTCCTTCGCCCTAGTAATCACCTCAACACCTTCATCTTTTGTGAAGTGTTCTATCACATCTGTCATGAGAATACAATCCCATTTCCTGTTATCCTTTTCAAAGAACTCCTTAATAGTACACTCGTGAACTTTATCGTAACAGCTCCAAAGTGGAGAGCGGTAGTTAAACCCTTCTACACCTTCTAACTGTGTGTTGTAATTCACTCCGTTGTCTAACCAGTTTCTAACACCTGCGCCGTTTATTCCATGCCCTATGCCTAAGTCTAATACCGTCTTAGGGTTGTTCATTAGAATAAGCCTTATTGTATCTCTAAAGGCGGAATAGCTACCGATGGGCAAAGTCTTTAGTTTTAGGTAGTTTAAAAAGAGGGAGGTTACGGCCTCCCCCTTTATTAATTAAGAAACTGAACCATAGATGGCAGAAGTTGGTTGGAAGCTCAACAGCTCAACCCTTGCCTCACACCTATAAGTCACAAGGTTCTTGGTGAAGTCATCCTGATCGGTCTCAGTGCTTCTCACGCTCAAACCTGAAGCCTGTGCAATAGCAAAAGCCTGACGGTTGAATACGTAAATCCTACCAGTAGGAATAGCCTGATGCGGGATCAATGGAATACCTGCTACCCTAGTTTCACCACTCGCACCGATGGTGATACCACCAGGGACAGAGTATGAACCATTTGAAGGCAGCGTATTCAACACGTTAGCCCATGCAGCATAAGTGGTAAGGATCGTATCGGCCTGTCCCAAACCGAGTGCGCCATGCTGTGCCAAGTAGTCAATGATACGTGGAGCTGCACCAGTTGAAGATGTAGAACCACCAGTGGCATTAGCTGTGATCGTTGCCATGAACCTGTTATCTACCGCCCTGTTCCAATCTTCCAACAGTGAGCTAGAAAGATAAGACTGAAGGAAAGGAAGATCCTGAAGCATCTGGCGAGATACCTTAGCGTAACCAGCGATGAAAGGAACAGAGGTGTTAACCATTGTCACATCGTAGTCAACGAAAGGCTTAGCTGATCCTTCAGTTTGCGCACCGAATGAACCTTCACCAACGGGGTTGTTACCACGCGGGAATGTTACGTTACCAGTCGCAGTAGGGATGATCCTAAACACATCATACAGGTGAGGTGAAAAGTAAGAACGCATGATGGGATTCTCTACATACGACAAAACGCTAGTACCTGTCAATCCACCGTAGTTACCAATAGCTCCGAGTGTCATTACACCAACGGCCTTAGAATCCTGAAAGGGTGTTTCAGATTTGATCTTGTCAAAGTTAGATCCGATGATGTCGATCATTGCGCTGGTCAATGCTTTCTGGCGGTTTGCACCGATAGCCTCAGCTTCGATGTTGGCCTTTAGCTTGCCATTAGATGCAATCATTTCGTCCACCTTTGCCTTTACCTCGGCAAGTGTTTCGTTTTTCTTTACCGCATCTTCGTTAAGTTGCGCTACCTGTGCAGCGTGCTTTTGGTCGAGTGCTGCGAACTCGCTTTTTACTTGCTTCTCAATGTTAGAGAGGCCGTCCTTAATCAGGACATCGAAATTTTCCATTCTTGTAAAGATTTTAGTGAATGATTTAATGTTTCATTCACAGCTTCTTTACTCTGCTTTGGCTGCTCCAATGCCTGCGCTGTTGGAGTGCTACTCATCGTTTCAATTATCTGTGCTAGTTGCTTTATTTGGAGTATACACAACTCTATTGTTTCGTCTGTAGCGTCTGTGTTAGCTACAAACTTTTCAAAGGCTTTAACCCTTGAGGCTAATGCTTCTACCTTACTCATGCCTTTCATCTCCAACAAGGGAGTAAACTCATTCGCGCCCCAGCTTGTAAGTGATGAACCTTCGTAAAGCTTTACATTAGTGATATTGTTAAAACCGTCTCCCTTTCTTCTGTCTGTAGGAGTAAGGTCATTAAACCCTATCGAATGTTCCTTAATTAGGTCGCTCTCTACCATCTTTATGAAGTCCCGGCCAAGGTCATGTTTACCTATCTGTGAGCGGTAGAATAACCCGTATTCGTCCTCTTTAAGTTCGAGTATCTTGCCCAAAGGTTTCCCGGGATCATGGTTCAAAAGGTGCTTAATACGTCCCTTTGGCATCCAGTCCTGAATAGAACGGTCAAACGCTCCTTTGTGAATAATATCACCGTCAGCGTCTTTTATGTTGAATGCTGCGAAGTAGCCAGTAACAATGCCTTCCTTACGGTCAACATCCTTAACTTCTAGTTCCAGCGTTTTGTAATTGTATATCATATTGTACCCCATTTCATATGTTCTTCCATTTTCCTAAGTGGAACGGAATTTGGCCTATACCACTTAAAAACCTTCATAAACATTCTCCATTGATAAGCCTTAGCCTTATCCCTATTTAATATCCTAATCCGCTTCCTCATCTTCTTATTAACCTCCCGTTGTTATCTCTTTTTGGTTCAAATGCTATTGTACATCTACAGTTAATCGTAAACTCCTTTGGTGCATCTGCATCCCCTGGTTGTTGTGCATTCGCTGCCTGTCCATTCCTACCGACCTGAAAAAAAGCTTCATCCATCTCCCTTTGTTGGCCGTCTAATATCCAGTGATCAAATACATTCTTTTCGTACCGTCTCGTCCGGGTATCTTTTGCACTTATCCACTTTTTCACCACAACAAACTTGTGCTTCCTCGCTCCTGCCATGTGGCCTAGATTACTCGCTCGCATCGTCTCGGTTCGTGCAATCCTTTCAGCCCAATAACTACTCCTATCTCCAAACTCTCTTATGCTTCTTAGAATGTTATTAGTCACCACATCAACGCCTAATCCCTGTTCTACACCGTCCTGAATCTGTTTGTTAATCAAGTCTAAAATCACCTCTCGGAAATTCCCGCTAACTGTACTCACTAGGTTTAATCCGTATCTCGCTAGCCATTCGTTTACTTCCTGTGTCCACTCAGCGTTGAAACCCATGCTCTTTTCATACTGCTTTGAGATGTCTCTTAGCCTTCTATACTGAACATTGGCAAACGTTACGAATGTTTCTTGGTACATCTTTTTATAAACCTCTAGTAGCTCGTTATTCCACAGTTCGAGCATATTTAAACTGCCCTTGTCCTTGTACGATTCAATGAACTCTTTTAACTTTCTATCCAGTACCGCCTTTATTCTCGCGCTATACTTAGCTTGTAACTTCAGTTGTATCCTTGTTACCCGCCTCCAATATGTCCTGCGCTCACGTGGTTTCATAGTAAACAACTTCTGAAAGCCTTATAACTGCGTTTACATCTTTTATCACTTCATCATAAGGCAATGGCCCGCTATCCGTTTGCTCGTACTTTGCTGAGTATATTTCACCAAACACATACAACCATTCCCCTATAATTTGAATCTCGCTTTTAAGCCTGTAATTCAGTTTGTCCCCGTTCTTCAGTTGAATTTCGATCTCTTGCATATAGTAGTTTTTGATAGTAATCTTGTCTTGCTGCGTTCCTAAACTCCCTCTCCATTCTGCACGTTCTTTCTTTCTCTAGCTTAGGGTACTTAGTCATCACCATTGCCCATATCTCCTGATTCATCGTCAATAGTTAAATCCATTCCAACGTCTTCCAACTTTACTAAACCACTATTCACATAAGAATAAGCGTATGCGCCGCCCCTTGCCTCATACCCTGTAAACTCTCTCTTTTCATCCATCGTAAGGTGATCTGCATGCTTAACAGCATTAAACAACTCTAGTATGTTTTTCTGCAACTCTGGCAAAGCCTGAATGTCAAAGTCAACATAGTATTGATCATTGCCATTCTTCGATACCAACCACCTGTTTAATTCATCCCTCAAAGATGCTATGGCAGGAACTATCGTATTAGTTACCAAGTCCCTCAGTGCATTCTGGTAGTTGTTATCAGTCATGTAATCGGCCTCAAACAGAACCACCGGCACGCCAAAGACCCTACAAAGTTTGTGAAGGGTAATCTTTTGGCTTTCTATCAGCTGCATATCTACCGAACTCAAACCGAAATCAAGATATTTCCAGGGGGTTTGAAGTACAGTTATATTTCCTTTATTAGTGCCACCGTTCACATAGTCACGCATGAAGTTTTTAATTTCGTGCGCTTGTTCAAGTGTCACCATTGGCACCTGTTGGTTAACTGGCTCAGGACTTAACGCACCCTTCGCGCCGCCGTTCTTCATCATCGAATAGGCAGCTATCTCAGCCTCGTTCCCCATCATTGAGGTCCTATAAGCGGCCTGAAGTGGACTCATACCCCTAATCCCTATATGGTCATCAATTACAGTCGGGTTAGGCATCTTCCACTGAAGGACCGATTCCTTGCTCAAAGGAATACCCCTAGCTACATTTAATTTCCAGCCTAGTATTCCGAATATGTCATTAGGATCTAGAATGTGATCCATCTCCTGACTAGGTAGCGGGAACATCTCTACTATGGGAGCTTTCGGATTATCTGATCCTCCGTTATTGCCCCAGATAAATCCCTCCCCGGTCAACCAGTACCATGTGTATAAACTCTCAAAGAACTTATCTTGTCCCTGCGATGGGTTAGGTCTTTGCAGGATCTCAGCTAGTTGCCCATCTTCAACGATGTCATCTGAATCGTAGGCCTTTTCCCGCCATTTAAGGGCCTCAGCAACCGAACCCGTACTTATTCCCCTTGAAAGACTTTTATACCGTTCTAAGGCTACTTTAGCCCCTTTATCTTTGCTTTTCTTGTAAACATACCAGGGAATCGAACTTGCCTTCCTTGCCAAGAGCGAAACAATGGAATATACATCCGCATTGGAAGCATAGCTATCCTCAACTGATGTTTGTTTGTTGTATTGGCTCATCACCGTCTGGCCGAATACCATCGGAAAAGGCATTGTCGGCTGATTCGGATTTAAACCTTTTTTCTTAAAGATGTCAAATAAACCCATCGTTTATATTGCGCCCCACGTTAACGTAGGTGTTTTACTTTTTGTGAATATCGCGTATCTCATCGCGTCCATAACGTGGTCATTCTCTTTATCCGGCTCATCTAATACCACCTCGTTCTTGTCCACTTTCCACTTGTATTTCTTTATCTCAGCTATGATGTTTAAACTGTTCTTTTCGATGAACAAAGGATAGCTCTTTACTTTCCTTATTCCCTCTGTTACGTCTTTGTCCGCTGGCTTAACGTTAAATCCTGCCCGGTATAATTCTTCAATTGTCTTTGGTTCGGCAGCATCACAGAATATTTCATCTGTCCGTTTCAACGCTAAATTTTGTAGTTCTGTTATTAGGTCCGAGGTAGTTAATCGGGTCTTATAGAGCATCTCCTTAACATAGGCCACACCGTCCGCTATTGTTATTCGCACCAGTGCTGAGGCCACATTGTAGCCAAAATCAAGGCCGTAAAAAACCTGGCCTTCAGGTATGCTATCTGTTAACTTCCAATGGGTGTAGATCTGTTCTTTGCTTGTTCCCCTTAGTCCTAGTCCGAATACCTGCCACATCATCTCGTCCGCATCTTTGTAGCTTTCTATTACCCTTATCTGTGGTGCTGGGAGAAACTTGTTATCCTTATAGGTGCTATGTAGTTTAACCGCATCGTCACCATCAGCCACAGCGTAACACCAACAGTCAAAATCTGACGGGTTGAGGTCTATTATAACCTTGTATTGGGTACGCATATCCAATTGGTCAAATAGAGCCTTGCTGATAAGGTTAGCCTCATTAATAAACAGTATCTTTCGGCCTGGGCCTTTTGCTTTGTCGTGTTCCTCTAGCCCGTAAAACTCTATATAACTACCGTTTGGCAGGTTATATATGTTATCGCTCATATTGTGCCATGCTTCCCTATACCAACCCATCGCCTTTATTATGTTCCCAAAGTCCCTTAAAGCACCCTTTTTCAAGTGAGGAAGGGAATGGGATACCACCGTTATGGAAGTATTAGGGTTGTTTATGGCATAGGTTATTAGGACTTGCATTATGCTATACGACTTGCCCGATCTAGCACCGCCCTCATTAACTATGTACCGTTTATCGCTATTTAAAAGAGCTTCAAGATTTTCCTCATACAGCCTCGTAACCTCTATATCAATCTTTTCTGACAAAGTTTACTGTTGGTAAATCACTAAAGGAATGGGTATTGTCTTGCTTTACTTTGCTCGTGTTTAAGGCTTCCATCTCTTCTTCATCGGCTATCAGCTTCATTGCTGCTATTGCTAGCGCTGGATTATCCGAATCAAACCACCTTTTTTTCATTTTAGCCTTAATCTTTACCTTCTGATCGGCTATTTTTGCCTTAATCTTATCGAGAAACTCGATTTCCCAAGTGTAAAGAGTAGTCTCATCTATGGGTAAATGCAAAAACACCTCGGCTAATTTTGTGCAGTTATGCTCTTCTATTGCCGAAAGTGCCTGTTGTAGGATTTCATTTTTGTTATACGCCACAAATGAAAAAAGCGGGCATTTTTCAACCCGCTTCAAATTTACCTAAACTTTGTTAGATATTATTCAATAATTATGCACGTTTTTTAAACAACGGTTAAAACTCAACCAACCCTATTGTTACTTTCTTGTCATTATAAACGCCTTCTATTGTGTCCCATTCTGGATTCCAGTAGTCTACATAGCCCCTCCGTACACTGCCATCTTCGTAGCGAATCCATACCGTAAAATCTTTGCTAATGCTTGTAACAACCTGAATATTTCGAAATGTATGCCCGCCGTCTTCGCTTATTTCTAGTTCCATGATGTATTTTTTAAACGGTTAAATTAACCTCTAGCTCTTCGCCTGTTAAAGCGAAATAAATATTCTGGAATTGGTGCAGGTATTGAATTTTAATTTCCGATGTCCGAAACCAAAGCTTTCCATGGTAATACTCAAGTCCATCAAAATAGTATCTTCCATTGCCATACTCATCTTCAAACCCGCACTTCTCTAGTATCTCCGGTGAAAGCTCAATGGGTAATACATTTATATCTTCATCGGTTAAATGAAATATCTGCGCATCTATAAACCCGCCATTGTGGTGGTATCTTACCCAGTTCCCTATTCTTAACTCTTTTGCGTCCATCAGTATAAATTTAGCGTTTTTCTATTTTCCAGATAAACTTAGTTAAGCCAAAAAACTCCGCATACTGCTTTGCCTCATCCTTGCTGTCAAACTCACGGAATACTATCCACTTTGGGGGGGGTTTCATGTGCCAGCGCTTTAAAGCCGATTCCAACGGCAATGAACCATTCCACTTTTCACCATC